TCGGTTTTACTGCCTCGAGCATGGACATTATAATCTCTACAATTGACATTATAATCACCTGTTACATTAAGAGTTAAATTACCTTTATATGTTAATGTTGCTTCACCTTCTACAATGACTTCGTTACTACCATGGCATACTTCTACTTTGTTCTTCGTAGATACTACAAGTACTGTGCCATCTGGCCTAAGTTCGATACCAGCTCCGGTCTTATGCTTTATAAGTACACGCTCACCTGCAGGTGTATCATTTAATTCTATTACATGACCTGCAGCCGTTTCTCTTATATCTGCTTTACTATAATATGTTTCAGTATTAGGCCCTAAATCTAAACTAATACCTGCTACTGATCCACCAACGGATAATTGATGACCACCGCCGCCTCTTGCACTCTGATTAATTGATGACTGATTATGATTATTTTTTCGTGGATATTCGCTATTTGGATCTACAAATGCTTTATTATTAGTACCCTGAGTGTCAGCTTTTCCCTGGCCTAGTCTTAAGATTCTATCTAAATACTTATCATTTCTTGTCGTCATATCAAATTTTCTCCAGTCTTCCTTCTTACAAAATCAGCTAGCTGATCAAATGATAAAGAAGATCCCTCAATATCGCCTCTTAACAAATGATTTTCTTTATTATAACCGCCTTTCACAAATCTTGGAACATCAAATCCAGGATCAGTGTTTAAATTGCTTATATCATTATGACCCCAGGCCTGACCTGCATTAAACACTGTATAAAATGCTTCACAAAACGCATCAAATGCAGTCCACTGTGATCGTGTAAAACTTTCTGATGATAAGAACCTATCAGGATTTTTTGTATTTGTAGAGCAATTAAATCCACCTACAAATGCAATGCCAATAGAAAATTGATTGTGATTAAATTCTGGTGCATGATCACCAATAAGATTAAGCGGTCGGCCTCTTTGTAGCTTGCCATCTCGCGTAATAATATAATGATAACCGATTCCGGTAAAACCTTTATCTATATGCCACTCATGTATATCTTCAGCTGTTAAGTTTTGATTTTTAAACGTTTCTGTCCAATGCACAACAAATTCTGTAATATCTCTACTAGTATTTCTCATTTCAGCAACTAATTCTTCTTTTGTTCCTACTACATCAAATCTATAAGAACCAAAGGTTGGTGTATTCTCTGATAACCATAGACTTTCTTGTGAAGTTAACTCATAAGCAGGTACAGTCTTTTCACCCACAAGTTCTTTTACTTTTGTATCTTCAACACTATTCTGAGATACCGGTACTTGATCTAATTTTTTCTCAATTTCTTCTGCTGATAAAACAGATTTTTTCTCTAGTTCTCTTACTGCATCTATTTTTCTATTCGATAATAATAACCCTATTATTGTATTAGTGAAGGCACTAGATATATTAGGAACTATTGCATTCAAGATAGGAAATATCCCACTTTGTATATTAAGTATACAATTACCTAATAATGAATTTGTATTATTACCAATTAAATTATTAAATGAAAGATTAAAGTTATTAATAGAAGTAGAAAATCCAGATTGCGCATCAACTCCATCATTCAAAACTAAGTCAATATCTAATACTATTGGCTTTGCATCTTCTACTGCAATAGTCTTAAGTTCGTTTCTATATGTACTTGCACTTGTGTTAGTTACTGTGGCAAGTGATTGACCGACAGCTTGTGGTGAACCTGATCCGATTACTGTATTCAATCGACCTGCTACTGATCTTGTACCAGTAATAAGATTAATATCAGAATCATCTGAATCATTTACACTAGTTGCTGGTAGTACTGTATCTAGTTGTGCAATAGACGGCGCAACATTGATATTTGATATGCTCTTAATACCACTAATAGTCTGATCACTCTCTAAAAGAGATTCAGATTGCAGCTTGCTTACATTAGCAGCTTGCAGTGCCTTCTCTCCGACTATAATAAAGTTAGAGTTCTTGAATGCAGTTAATAACGTTAGATTAACATCTGTCTTATCAATACTCATCCAAAAGTCTCCAGAATTTGTTTAGCATTTCCAATTCTTTTATCTAAATGTGCTTCTGATGCACCAGGTCTCTCATACTTATCCATAAAAATTTTAGTCGCAACTGCGACATTATCTGCTGCTATTACATCATTATATCCGTAAAAACCAGGCCTTTGAGTTTTAAAGTCCCAATGAAAAAACTGTAATTGAGTTAATAAAGCTTCGTCATCAGATGCTTCACGAGCTTTCCATCGTAATCTTCTGTCATTAGCCCATGCTGTTAGCTCTTGCAACCTTAATGCCTTAGGTCCTGGATTCCATTGCGCAATACCATATGACTTTGAAAAATCATTTATTGCAGCTGGGCTTATACCTTGACCTTCTTCCTGAGATTCTTGCATGAAATTACCAAGTATTGCAGCAGCTGCGATTGGTCTGTATCCATTACTGATTAAGAAGTTAAATGCTTTTTCTACGTTTTTTGTACCTACTAATCCTTTGGTATATGCAATAGAACCTTTATTAGGTATTTCAGAATTATTTGAGTTATCAGGTTGTAGCTCTTTTGTTGATACTTCTGGTGCATCATTATTTTTTGATACTTCTTGGTCTTTATCTCTAATTTCTAGTCTTGGCATTGAACCTAAAATCATAGGCTGCTGTGACACATCGCCATCTGTAAAAATGCCAAATACCAATGCACCAGGTTTTAAATTTGGATTTCTACCTAATCCGCTTACACCATCTTCAGTTGTAGGTATCATTACAGTAGCCCATGGTAATGATGACTCAGGTACTTCGTCTAAATTTTCACCATGTACACCGTAAATTCTAACTCGAACCCGACCTAAGTGTAAAGGATCTGAAATACATTCGCATATTCCCATGAACCATCTCATGTTATCGCCATAAAATTTACTCATAAGTCTGAATACCCAACTGGACTAATAGCAATAGTTTCATCTGTTGAATTAGTTAGTTTGCTACAAGTTAAACCCATAGTATATTTATTATCCGTAAACATATGTTTTGTTTGTAGAACAATGTAAGGACCGCTTGCTACTTCATCAATTACTCCTGCATTGTGCTTAGGTAAATTAATTAGTATTTGTTCACCTACCATGACTACATCATTTAAATAATTTAACACTCCAGGTAAAACGATATTTATTTTTTTCTTTTCTAAAGCAGCAATAAGAGAATTAGATTTTATTTTATTCATATGTTTTTCAATATCTGCTTCATCATGATATCCAAGTTCATCTGCAGTTGTATAATTAACTAAGTTAAAAATTACGTTAGGGTTATACTCATTAAGTTTTTTATCATTAAATGTAAAATCTTTATTAAAAATAGAATTATCTTTAGCATCTAATATTTCTGTAATATTAAACCTAGTATTTTGATTTCTTTGATTAGTACTAAGATTTAATGTATTATATTGATTTTGTACTGCACCTTTTAATAATAATTCTGCAGTGTCATTAGCACCTAACTCTTCATAGCCTTCTATATTAGTTAATTGTTTTTTTCTATCAGCATTAAAATTTTGAGCAGTGCTATAAGTAAATGGAATTTTATTAATTGGTTGTGTTTCTATTATATCAGATAAACTTTTCATTCTAATCTTGTCGTCGTTTAACGAGGCATAAACAAAAAATGGATATCCGTTTCTATCACATGATCTTTTTCTTATATTGTCTATAATATGGAAAGGTGAAATAAATGGAGAAATATATGTAAAAGGAGCCTGAGCTGCTTCTTTACCAATTAAATTTAGCTCTTTGTTAAATTCAGCAGAAAGAATGTTTTTTATTATCTCATGAGGTTTACCGCTATATGCTCTTGAAATTTTATTTAGTACATCAGTAAAAAAAGATTCTTCTGCAATATAAAAATTATATGCATGTCCTGATTCACCTATTTGAACTTTACCTATAGTTCTAGTAATAATAAATTTTCTAGTAAATACATATTCAAATTCAGATGATATTATATTTAGTTCAAGTCTTTCAGTACCATCCATCTGCAACTCTTGAAAAATATTTTGTGTATCAGCACATAATATCTGACCTGCAGTATAAGGTACATTTACTGATTCATATAATGATAATTCTAAAATTGATAATGATATATCAACTTCTATACCCTTTTCGGGTATACTTAAGATTACTTCTCTAAATTCGAATTCACTTGACGATGTTACTATTGACATTATTTTAATGCTTTATTAAATTCTGAGTATATTTGATTTATTATATCTGGTTTTATTATTCTAATTCTTTTTCTATTTTCATTCTCTGCTATAAAGCGATCCGAAAATGTAATAGGAGTTACAAGAGAAGGAGCCACTTGTAATGGATCTATGTCTACATAATTACCGTTTGCATCTTCATAATGATGTACTGCATCATATTGTCTACCAAATGCCTGTACATTTATTGTATCAGGATTAAAGAAACCAAAACCAGCTTCAACTGCTTCTGATTTCTGAAATGTAAAACTATTTTCTACATTTACAATAATTTGACCAAGATCAGGATGAGTCTGAACAATATCACCGAACGCTCCGCTCTTCTTACCAGTAGCACGATTACCTATTTTAAAATCACTTTTAAACCAATTATCAAGTGTACGAATAAATTGATGAGGATAATACTTCTCCATTTGTGTAAATACTTCTTGTGCGGTAAGAGGCCAACCTTCTTCTCTGATATTATCATTAACATAATAGAATAACCAATAATAACGTATGTCACCATATAGTTTATATGATAATGTATCGGCTCTTTCGCCATCTAATATTGTATAGTCTGCATATGACGTAATATCATCTTTTACTTGATCTATTATATCGACGTATGTACCTAGTTTCTGAAATATTACAGGATCTAATTCATTGCCAAATCTATAAAATACTGATGGAAAGTTTGCAAAATGAGGCATTAGCTTAAATCTCCTGCGTTAGGGTTACCTACTCTACCCTTGCCAAGGTGTTCTCTTTCTCTGGCTATATCAAGTTTATTCAGTGGTCTATATTCGATAAATTTTAAATTTAATGTAGCATCATGAAATCTACCATTATCATAAAAAGACATACCACTAGTATTATATGTAACATCTACTGATTGTAAGTATGCCGGTAAAAATCTAGTAATTATATTTTTATAATCTTTTAAAGTTCCATCTGGCTTAGTAAGTGTATACAAAGCTTGTATTTTCATGAGATTAGGAAATCTATATGCCATAGATATCTGCCCAGTTCCAAGTTCTTCAGGTAATTGTTCAGTCCTAAAAAAGTCTATAATATTTTCTATTTCAATAGATTCTCTTTCACTAGTAGGTATGAGTTGAAATGAAAAGCTCCATTCTCTTATATTGACTTGTTTAAAAATCGATCGTGTGTTTGGACTAATCTGCAATCGTGTAGCGTTTGTTACTCCAGTGGCGGCTTGACTACTTACTCTACTTGCAATTTTATTAGCTATTAATGATCCTAATTCTTTTGAAGCATTACCACTAACAAAATCCATAACACCTCCAGCTGCTCCACTAATACCTGCATTAGTAATTCCAGCAAGTGTAGCGCCCCCACCCGCAATTGCGGCCGATATAGTTCCTCCTACTACACCTAAGCTTTCAGGTCCAACAGAAACATTTTCCATTTGTTGTATACTCATAGGCATATACAGATAGGCTCTTTGTGATAATTCTTGGCCAAAGTCATCATTATATACTACTGGTTCTATTGTTTTAAGATCTGCTAGTACGTCTTGATCTTTAAAATCTTTTAATCTAGCACGTTCTTCTGCTGGCACTATTCCTGAATTTGCAGGTGCAGAATTAGGATCTTTTACTTTGCGTGTAGGTGAGAGAGTTTCAAATGCTGAATTTAAACCTTTCTTAATATTATTAAATATGCCTAAATCTGTGCCACTAAATTTACTAATTGTTTGTCCATCTACCTTTATTGGTATAAACTCTAAAACAGCCTTATAATCATGATTTGCTAATCCTACTGCTTCATCTGCTACACCATAACCAATACCTAGTGGGTATTCATAAATATACTTGTTACCTTCAGTAATATACCAATCCACATTAGTTGATTCTTTTGTCATATCGTTACCTATAAATAAACATTTACACTATTTATAACAATTTTCATGGCTTATTCTGGCAAATTCAAACCTAAAAACCCTAAAAAGTACAAAGGAGACTTCACTAACATTGTATTTAGATCAATGTGGGAGAAGTATTGTTTTAAATGGTGTGATGAGAACAGTGATGTAAAGTCATGGTCTAGTGAAGAGACAGTCATACCATACTTATATGAAGTAGATAAGAAATATCATCGATACTTCATGGACCTAAAGATTACATTTAAGTCAGGTCAAACTATTCTTGTAGAGATTAAACCATCAAATCAGACAGTTCCTCCTGTGTACCCGGGTAGAAAGACAAAGAGGTATATTACCGAAGGTCTGACTTATGTAAAGAATCAGAACAAATGGAAAGCTGCACAACGATTTGCAAAAGATAGAGGATACACTTTTCATATATGGACTGAGCATACTCTTGATCAGATGGGTATCATGCCAAAATCTAGTAAGCCACTTAAACCTTATAAGCGTAAAAAATCGTTATAAATAGATGCATGGTACAAAACAACTTATTTTCAGATTTAGAGATTGCAGCATTCCGAGCAGGTATAACTCCGCGGACTAAAGAATCAATTACATGGTTTCGTAGAAAAGCTTCTCAATTAGGTACAGTCGCCGGTGGTACAATCTTTAGAGATGAGCAAGTAAAGATGCAAGCTTCGCTGCGTAATCCATTAGGTAACATGTATATGTTCTATTACAATGCAAAGCATAGAGAAAAGCTACCATACTTTGATGCGTTCCCACTTGTAGTCATAACATCACTTGCAGAAGGTGGATTCTATGGTATGAATCTGCATTATCTACCTCCACCGTTAAGAGCTAAAGCACTTAATGGATTAATGGGTAGTGAAGGTTTACCAGCAAAATATTATAGACCTACTATTCACAGATACCTAACATCACAAGTAAGAAGCAAGTTTGCATTAATCGATAAACCAGAATGGGAAATAGCAACATTTTTACCAGCTGCACAATGGAGAGGTGCTGGTGTCGGTAAAGTATATCAAGATTCAAGGAGCAAAATAAGAAATGGCTAGCATAAATGAATTAAAAGGCCTTGCATCACGTAAGGGCGGTTTTGCGCAATCTAGTCAATACTTGGTTAAATTACCAAGTCTAGGCTTTTTTGATTCTAGAGAATTAAACCTATTATGTAAAATGACTTCAATACCAGGTAGACAGATACTTACGAGTGATAGAAAAATAGGAATTAAAGATACTAAAGTAGCATATGGTTATGCATTAGATGCATTGTCTATGACATTTCAAGTAATGAATGATTATGGAGTTAGAACATATTTTGAAGTTTGGCAAAATAGTATAATCAATCAAGCAACTCAAACTCCTAATTATAAATCAGAATATTCTCACGACGTACAGATTGTACAATTAAGAAAAGGTGTAGGTATTGATACTGACTTAAAAGTAGGACCTTTTATACTAGATATTGATATATTTAAATCAGCGAACGTAGTATACGAATGTACGTTATTAAATGCTTTTCCTACTACAATAACTGAGTCACAGTTATCACAAGATGGTGGTTTAGTAGAGCTAACAGTTAATTTTGAGTATGATAATTGGAGAAGTTCTAGGTTTCGTAATAATCCTGATACTAGAAATATAAGAGCTCTAGGAACACTAATAAATACAGTAAATAATATTATAAATTAATGAGGTTATATTATGGCATTGCCAAAACTGAATGATACGCCTAAATACAGCGTAACAATACCATCTACACAAGCGACGGTCAGGTTTAGACCGTTCTTAGTAAAAGAAGAAAAGGTATTGCTCTTAGCTATGGAATCGGATGACTCTAACGATATCATATTAGCAATACTAGATACTATATCAGCATGTGTTGCTGATAACATTGATGTAAAAAAATTAACTACTTATGACATTGAATATTTGTTTACACAAATAAGATCTAAATCAGTAGGTGAGACAACGACAGTCGGTATCGAATGTGAATCTTGTAAAGAGCCAAATCAAGTAACAGTTGATATTAATTCTATTCAAGTGCAAGGACTGGATAAAGTAAATTATAATGTATCATTATCGGCTGATATGCAATTAGAATTGAAGCATCCAACATATACTGATATAATTAATGATCCTGCAATAAACGAAAACAATCCTACTGAAACTCTATTTGCTATGATTAGACATTGTATGAAAAATCTAAAAACAGAAGATCAAATAATAAATTTAGAAGATGAAACAGCAGAAAATATAGACGAGTTTGTTGGAAGTATGAACACAGAACAATTTGATTCTGTTAGTAAGTTTGTTGATAGTGTACCAGTTATGCAATATGATGTAGAATTTGATTGTAAGTGTGGGCATCATAATAAGAAAGAGCTGAGAGGTATCCAATCTTTTTTCTGATTTGTCTATCTCATACAGATCTCACATCGCATTATAGCACGATCTTTCAATTAATGCAACATCATAAATATTCATTGAGTGAGATAGACGGAATGATACCATGGGAAAAAGAAGTCTATATTAGTATGCTACTAGATTTTATTAGAGAACAAAAAGAAGAAGCAGCGAGACAACGCAATGGTTAAAACTACCAATTCAAATATAAAAAGCTCAGGTCTAGACGCAGTCGTCGACCAGCTAAAGATTAATAATAAGCAGTCGTTACAGCAAACTGATGCTATTAATAATTTAATATCTGATAATCAAGCTGCAAGAACGCAAGAAAAAAAAGCACTAGTTGCAGAGCGAACTTTAGAACAGCGTAAAGAATCATTAGCAAAAAAATCAAGACTAGAAGCTTTAAGAGAAAGAAAACCATCAGGTATCACTGGATCATTCACACGTGGATTAATAGGTGGTACTGCATATGGTGCATTAGGCGCAGGTTTAGGTGGCATGGGCATGGGTGCAGGTATAGGAGGTTTACTTCGTGGTGCAGCTGGTTTAGCCGGTAGAGGATTATTATTTGGTGGATTAGTTACTGCAGCTAATAGTATGATACAAGGCGTGCTAGACCGTGCCTTTGATAATATTAAACCAGAAGATATGGGGTTTGACGACGAAGCAAGAGCAAGAGAGAAACTTACTGGTGGTATGAATGCTGCTATAGCTCTAAAATTTTTAGGAGCACGAGGCCGTGTAGCTTTATTAACTGGTATTGGTTTAGCTTTTTCTGATCAAATAACAGACTTTATCAGTAATAGACTTGGTACTGATAGATTAACTGCACCAGATTGGATGCAAAAAACATTTGGATTAACTGAAGATCAACTTACGATTGACTTAAAAGATGGTAAAGTTGCTGCTGTAGTCAGTACAGCTGTAAGTTTAATTGCAGGTCAAATAGCAATCTGGGCTTCTAAACAAGCAGGTGTAGCAGTAAAAAACTTTGTATTTGGTGGACCAAAAGTATCATTGGATAATAAACGTGGCTTTGATCCAAAGTTACAAGCACCTAAGGTAACCACTAAATTAAACACGTCAAAGCTTTCTAATTTAGCAACTGCTGTCGATGATGCTCCTAAGCTAGCAAATTTTCAAAGTCAATTATTACAA